ATTTTTAAGCGATCCGTTCCGTAAGATCCAAGAACGCCGGTAAACTTGTATACGGTGTTACAACATATAGTTAACGAATGGTCCATAACCTATGCTATACGTGGGGGGTATAGAAGAATGGTGATACCAGTCCTCCAATGATTAAAAAATGCGAACAGGGCAATCGCCTACGATGTTCTTTGCTTTCTTAATCATTATGCAGACACCATACTTACCACGATAATAAATGGTGCTACTGCTAAGATAGAGAGCAATTGCAAGGTTGCAATTACTGACTCTCGGTTTTCATATAACGTTTTCATTACATCTCCTCTGTTGCCGATACGACATAACCTGCTCTTTCCCACTCTTCGAGTGTTCTGCACTTAGTTCTTTTGATGGTAGTCATACCAACATTTTGAACCTTTACTCGTGCACAGAATTTGCCATCTTCACGTTCAGTTGCAGTGTATGACTCTTCTGCCATAACTGGTGTTGATGTTAAAGATGCCGCTAAGATTACGCCACTACAAGCGGCGAGGATAGTGTTTTTAGTTTTCATTTATAAGTGTCCTTATTGAGAATTGATTTCTATTTTTCTCGGACGCTTCTCTTCGGGCAGTTCTACTCTGAGTTTAATCACTAGTAGTCCGTTGACGAATTCCGCTCCATCAACGACAACGTGGTCTGCGAGTCGAAATGTTTCCACGAATTTCTTCGTAGTAATCCCTTTGTGAAGATACTCTCTCGTATCCTCTTCTGGGTTTCCCTTGATCACTAGTACACCAGGTTTTGCTTCAATGTCTAGATCTTTCTTTGCATAACCGCCTAGGGCAAACTCCATGGCGTAATCCGTATCAGAATATTTGATAATATTGTGACGAGGAAAACCCTTCTCGTTTGCGCCTGCGGCAGTTAGTCTTTCTATCTCATCCCAGACATGGTCGAAACCAATGAAACGAGAGTGGGGGAACGAAAACACTTTTGTTCGTGTAGTAACCATTGCTATCTCCTTATTTAATTTAAGCAAGATTGTTGTCTAACGATCGGAGAATTCCGCATCGTTGCATCTATATATACATTACGAGATTCTAAACCTGCAACGAATACATAAATTTTAGTCTCTTTCGTATGCTCTCTTTGTCATAAACATCCACATAGAATTGCTTATGAAGATAGTACAAAAGATTTTCAATATGTTGTTGATCGGGAGTCCAACCGAAGTCGATGCGGTCATACTCTCCTTTCCTTACTTTGTAGCACCCGCCTTCGTAGTCGGCAGACCCACAGATGTAGACAGGTTTGCGATGGAAGAGTGCTTCCATTCCGACACCTGAGTTTACAGTAATTACTGCTTTCGCTCCAGCAATGAGTTCGTGAATGTTTCCCTGTGTGACGATCGAACCATTAGGTGCTTTGAACGTACCTTTTCTCGCATCCTTTAACATCTCACCGGGGTGTGGTTTGTACACGACCTTGAGTCCAAGTTCTTGTGCACGTCTTGCCATGTTGTCGTAGTACACTTGCCCTGGTATGTCACTGAGTTGTAGCACCGAGTCATAACTTAACTGACCTGCTATGAAAACATATTCACCCTCAATCTTGGGTGCTTTGATGTACTGCGTATTGCGTGACACATTGTTGCCAATGTAATCACTAGCAAACTCTTCGAACCATTCTTTCGTCTTAAAGAGTTCAGCATACCCCTCGTTAAACGATGGTGGTGCAACGTTACATACGGTAGAGAAACCTGCATAACCCATCTGATCAAAGGTAAAGTAACCAGGCGAACCAGAAGTGTGCGAACACCACTCGTTGTCATTTTTCGCCTGGTTTGCATTCTTATGGATATGATAGCACAACGTAATGTCGGTATTGCTATAGGGTATCCACCTGTAACGTTTGTTATACACAATCTTATGAGGTATACTTTCTTCTTTACATACCTCGACTAGATTCTTATATAAGGTTGCAACTGCGTCTTGCTCTCGCTTGCCCATATAATAGTGACCATCATCATTCTTGTGTCTTAAATTTTTATCAACAAAGAATGTATCCAGATCCTCACCTTCTCGCCTAGGCCAGCAGATTAACAAAGTTTTCATGCCTACTGTTTATTACCTATGTTGTACTTGGGACATAGTTCCCAATCCATCTTGTCTTTGTGAGAGATGATCTTGATCTGTCGCAATGGTGCACAGTTGCTTGCTTGCGATTTATCAAGTATCTTTACCAAACCCCAATCGCTCAATAGTGTTGCGATGGTGTTGCGGCGCTGTATATCACTCTCTTCTAAATTGGATTTCTTGCCGTCGAGCAAAAACAATTCTTTAAAGTGTACCACAAAGTATCTACCCTGCTTGTGCAGAATATGACACGACTGGTAGAGTTTGTTTTCTTTTCTGGATGCCACGCCCATGCGGGTAAGTGTCTCACGAACCTTCAGAAAATCATCGGGTTCGTGTAACACAATTTCCAGCATTTCTGCGGGGGTCCATATCTTATTATCTTCCACCTTTATTAATCCTTTCGTGTATTGCCTTTACTTGGGATTGGGAGAGGATCGATAAGGCAGATCTTGCTTTTTCGTTGCTATATCCATAATACTCTTTTACCGCTTCCAAGTCGTCATGAACGTTTGCTTTATTCCACTTAGAGAATCGCTTACGTTTTCTGACTATATTTAGCAGAAAATGGTATTGGAGTTTACTATCAATGTGCGAGAACTGGTTCACAGTATTGGCAGCAATTACGGTATCTGAGAAATAAGATAGGGATCGATTTGTCAAATAAGAGTTATATCCCTTCTCATCTAAATCATCCAACATGATGTCTTTCTTCGTCAGATTAATACTGTTCACATAGTCAAAGGGGTTCATTTGAAATCTACGTTTGCCATGATCTCAGTCATACAGGCAACTACATTAAGTTCATGATCTGCAACGAATGCATTTTTGTATTGATAGTCAGCGAGTATCAGTACCGTTTGTGGTATTGATGCTGGAACTATACGATCATTCATCTTATCATATAGTCCACGAAAGATAGAGGACGCATCAACATCGACGTTATCTGTAACCCATTGCCGCATCTTCTTAAAGTTCTTGTCTTTGAGTGCCACGATCAAGTCGTTGATATCTTCGGTGCCAGACCTAGATGACACCGGGACACCAGAGATCGAACTGCGTTGTAACTCATTGAGTACTCGGCGCCAATCTGGGGCATGTCGCATGATGAGTTCTGCGATGCCTTGCATTGTAGGGCCGCCGACTGGCATACCCTTCTTCGGTCATGATGAACTTGATACGCTTCATCATTTGTTCACAGAGGACTCGCATGTCTTTCTTGGACGTATTGAACTCATAGACACCACACCGTGAGTGGAGTGGTTCGATGATACGGTTCTTGAAATTACAGGTGAGAATGAATCGGCAGTTATCTGAGAACTCTTCGATGAACCCACGCAAGGCAGGTTGTGTCGATTGAGCATTCAGATAATCTGCCTCATCAAGTATGACAACTTTGACATCGCCATTGAGAGATACACTCGAAGCAAACTGTTTGATCTTGCCGCGTAGGGTATCAATGTTACCTTCTTCTGAACCATTGATCACGATATAATCGAGATCGAGTTCATTTGCTAGGCAACGAGCAACTGTGGTTTTACCAAGACCAGCGGTACCAGTGAACAACATATTAGGTAGTTCACCAGTCTCGACGATCTTAGTAAATACAGATTTAAGTTCGGACGGTAGAATACAATCCGCAATTGTTTGAGGTCGGTACTTTTCGCACCAAAGAAAATCTTTCACAATATCTCCAACATAATAAAGGGGTTTTCACATGAGACATTATAGCAGATTTATTCTTCAGTAGCAACCTCTTCTTGTTCCGCGTTCTCGATCAATTGAATCAATGCGATACACTGGTCTCGCAGTTGTCCAATTGTGGCGAGTTCTTCACCTCTAAAACCACCACGCCCTGCCACAGTATCAATCACTGCAACGGTGCTTCGCGTAATTCGGTTTGCTAGATCTGTCATTTCTTCGTTCATTTTATGCTCCAAAAGTAGAAGATTTTTCAAGTGCTATCCAGTATTCAATACCGGGATTCTCATTCACAAAATGTGAAATTAGTTTTTCTGAGATACCAACCTCATAATCACCATCGATCACTTTCAGATTCGCAATGTTGAATACAAAGGAGAAGTCTTCGTCCCCATTGCATTCCGCAGGTACGTCAATCGTAAAGGCGTTCGATGTTCGGTCGTTGTTATCTATAACGCTAATAGAAACAACATCCCGTGATGGGTGAACAATGTCACCACCACTTGCGCGAGACACGGACATCTCTGTATGACCAAGTACAGCAGATGCTCGCTTGATCTTTGCAAGTACATCTCGCGTCAACTTGAATGAGACAACTGCTTGAGGCATGATGATCTCTTTCTTAGGAGTCGTGAGAATGTCGGGTTCACTATAGTGATACTTGATTCTAGATAGACCAGAACCATCAGTGATTGACACGAAGTTATCTTCGAATGACAACCGAGGTGAGTCCACTAGAGAGAGTGTGTTTAGAAACTCGCCAAGATCATAGAAACCAACCTTGCGAGGGAACTGCACGTCAACAGATGAGTGACTGAGGATGTTCTTCGCTTCGCTGATCGTCTTGATCTTGTTACCTTCGTCAATCACCACATTGGGATTGATCGTCGCGTAGTTTCGCAACACTGAAATGGTCTGTTCAGTTAATTCCATAATATATTCCTTGCAGTTTTCTGCGGGTTAATTTAGATCTATTATACACTTTTCTGCACGAAAGTCAAGCAACTTTCGAAAAGTTTTTGGACTTGACGAACTCGATCTTGTCATCAAACTTACCATCGAGCATCTCGCCCTTGTGTGAGATGATGAATACGTTCGAGTCATCGGGTAACGTTTCGAGAATCTTGGTGAGATTATCCACGCCGTCTGCGTCTAAACTACTGTCGAATGTCTCATCGAGTATCAGTAGGTTAGTAGCAACACTGTTCTTCATCTTCGCGACCTGTCGCCAAGTAAAAAGAAGTGCTAGATCGATACGTTGCTTCTCACCCTCAGAGAATGAGTCATACGAGAATTCGTCACGATGACGGGACTTGATAGACTCTTTGAACGTATCGTCTAGATTAAATGATACAAAGAAATCTAGTACCTGTAGATACTTGTTGGTCAGTGTGTTAATGACCGGGAGATACTGCTTGATGATCTTGGTCTTGATTCCTGTGTCTTTGAGTAATTCGATGATAACACTCTGATACGCAAAGGTCTCGCCGAGGTCGGATTTAACTCCGAGTAGTTTGCGTTGATCTTCTTGGTAAGAAAGGAGTGAAGTCTGTTCGCTCTCAATATTACGTACGTCTTGCTCTTGTTCTGCCAGTCGATTCTGGATGTCGGAAATCTGTCTAAGATATCCATCTACCTTTACCTGTGCTTGCGAGTACTCCTGTGTCTGCGTTGCAATGATATCTAACTGCGTGGTCAGATTCGCCAACTCCTCGTTGTAGTTGGTGATGTTTGCTCCCGCTTGATGTCTTCCTTCTTCGAGTTCGTCCCACTTCTTTGCGGCGGTTGCGGTCTTTTCTTGCTTAAGTCCTTCGTCAATACTTTGATCGCAGGTGGGACAAGTGGTGTTATCTTCATAGAATAAAATCTCTTTGTTCAACTGTTTCTGCTTGGTTGCAAACTGTGTGTCGTATTTCTCTACGGTCTTAAGTTTCTTGGTGTTGTTTGCAATCTGTTCTTTCAGATCACCAATGTCTTCTGGTTCTACCATAGATGATCTGATAACATCTACATCATTCTGTAGTGACGCGATCTGTGCCAACTTCTCTTCTCTTGCGTCCTTGCTAATCGCTTGCAACTTCGAGACGTACTTGAACTGAGTGTCGATCTTCATTTCGAGTGTGTCGAGTGCCACACCGTTTGCTCGGATCTCTTCTTTCAGTATCGACGAACGCTCTTTGAGGATGTTGTTCATCTTCGAGAACACGTTGATGTCTAGTAGGTCTTCGATGACCTCACGTCGATGCTGTGCAGGTAGTTGCATGAAAGGAATGAAACTACTACTGCCTAGTACAACGATCTGGTGGAACGATTTGTGGTTGAGTTTGAGAATGTTACGTTCAAGCACCTGTTGGTATTCTCTGTTATGACTCTCTTGATTCAAGAGTACATCGTCTTTCCATATCTCGAACTTGTTAGGTTTCACACCACGATTGATCTTGTAGAGTGATGGACCAATCGCGAACTCGATCTCGACCATGGTACCTTTGCCGTTGATGGAGTTAACTAACTGTGTCTTGCTAATGTTACGGTGTGCTTTACCGAACAGACCAAACGACAATGCGTCCAGCATCGTAGACTTACCTGCACCATTCTGACCAACGACCAGTGTTGATGAAGATTTGTCTAAGTCGATATGTGTAAAGGAATCACCGGTGGACAAGAAATTCTTGTACCGAAGGGTTTTAAATACAATCATACAATCTCTAGGGTTTGTGCTTCTACCATTAACTCGTGGACTTGCGACTTGATGCGATCTTTGTCTAAGGAAGTTTCTACAGCATCGATATAAGTATACAGCAAATCCTCGGTAGAGTCAAGTGTTATTTTGTCATCGCCGACATTAGATCCGAGATACTCTTCGAAGTTTTCTGCGATCTTGAGTTCGTGTATTCGCTTGGACTGAATACGATCAACATAGTGTTCGAACAGTCTAGGGTTGGACTTGTTGACTACAAACAGTTTGACAAACTTCTGATTCAGTTCAGGCAGTTTACCAGTCTTGTATTCATACTCTGCCTTCTCTGTCGTGTCATCATAGTACAGTTTCTGGAACAGTGTCGCAGTATTCTGTACGGGTGTCAGTTCACGAGTGTCAGTGTCAAACACATGGAAGTACTTGGGGTCATGGGCATCATTCCAGAAGAATTCCATCTGACTGCCCAGATAGTGTATGTTACCTATGTTCGACTTCGTGTGGTAGTGACCAGTCAGTACAGTCTCGAACCGTGAGAAGATACCAGCATCCATACCATCGTGTGCATGTATGCCTGCTTGCATCTCGAAACCAGCAAGTTCAAGGTGAGCACCGCAGATAGACGCCTTGCACGTCTTGAGGAATCTCATACACTCTTCTTCGTTCGTAGAATTGATCCAAGGTACGAGTGCAACATCCAGACCATCGTAGTTGACCACTGTAGGGTCTTCGATGATACGAACCTCGCTCATGTAGTGACCGAGCAGTTCTTTCAGACTATTAAGGTTATTCGTATTTTTGTAATATACATCATGGTTACCTGGTATGATATCCATGTGTATCGATAGTTCTCGGAGTTTCTCCAGAAAGATCTTCCGATTGTGTTCGAGTGCTTTGAAATTAATAAACTTGCGATTATCATAATAATCGCCCAGGTGAAGAATCTTTTTGATGCCATGTTCTTCAAGGTAAGGAAAGAATACTTCACCATAGAACTTCTCTTGATAGTCCATCATTATTTCAGATGAGTTTCGTATACCGCAATGGGTATCATTCAGGATTGCCAGTTTCACCAGTTGTGCACCACTCCAGACATAATAAAAAAGCAGGTGATAAAATTGACTAGTACTACTAGTGTTCTTATCACTGCCACAGTGTTGTCGTACTTTTCGGTCTTATCGTCGCTAAACGAACCGATCGCGTACTTCCATACGGTCCAAATTTTATTCATTATACACTAATTTTTGGTGAATGTCAATCGGATTCAAAGTGATCAGATAAATCAGAGTCAGCGGTGCGTCTGCGCCGTGTCTTGACTTTCTCTTCTTTGGCATACAACTTAAACATACGATCATTCTCTTTGACCAGATCAATACGATCACGTAGGTCTTCGACGAATGCATGTGTCTGTCGTGCCGCTTCGTTATTGTTGATCTCTTCACTCACGAGCAGTGCCATGCCAGATTCACTGAGGTATCGTAACTTTATGTCTTGTTGCTTCTTCTCCCTCTCAATACGCCGTAGGAACGCATACCATGAGATCTGAGTGAAGTAAGCGAAGGCATTGGGTTTTCCTGTGCGGGTTGCTTTGTCGATGTTATAGTTCTCGATTGCTTTGAGACAGTTCTCGACAGCATCCATTACCATCTCTTCACGGTAGGTGTATCTCACAAAGTTTGCCTTGTGTGACAGACCCTCGCAGATCTTAAGAAAGCATGACGCGATATAGTCAGTGACAATAGGTGGTCTTTCGCCTATCTCTTTCGCGGCGCGTGATGACTTCACATAGTCAACGACTGCTTGCGAGAATTGTGCGTTGTTAACGTAATGAGGTTTTTCTTTTGGTTTAACGGCGGGTGCCATGATGCTCTCCATAATCAATTAGCATGTATTATACTACAAATAAACATTTAAATCAAGTCTTGACAAACTCGGAAAAGTCTGTTATAATATCTTTTCACCGCGCAGGGTTCAGAGTATACTTAATGAAGTATGTCATCTCCACTGGGAAATTTAATAATATTTGAACCAGCACGTTCCTGCTCGTTCTCTTCATCACTGTCTGCATAGATCTGTGAGATTGCCTCAGTGATCTTTTGTAATGCACGAGCAGTTGCTTGCTCAGTTTCTAGTTCTCTTTCCGCAGAAACCTTATTCATCTCACGAACAGCATACATATATTCTTCAATCAGAGGTCTACTGGGTCGAGTCGTTGCGACTACATGATTGGTGCTTACCATAACGTATGCCATGTCAGACTCTAGATAATGTACCCATGGTCGAAACATATGAAGCGTTTCACCATTACTAGTACCTGTGACAATTGCCATGGCATTACGAATGATAAACTCTTTAGAATTTTCAGATGGGTACTCCATAATTTCACAGACAATTTCTTGACCACTACTAAACTTGAATTGTGCTAGTTCCATTATTCTATATTCACCTGTGTTATCTTGTAGGGAAACTTCTCACTATTATATATCTTAACTCTTTCACCGCTGTGTAGCAAAGTAAAGTTCTTTCTCTTGTGTTGTAGATCATCTGCTATATCAAAGAGTTTTGCATCACGACCATCATCAGACACTCGAAGACCCCGACCAATCGATTGTAACACTCGAATCTGTGACTTACTTGGAGAGGCGAATATGATGTTATGGATATTCCGAATGTTGATACCAGTACTAAAAGTACCAAGACTAGCAAGAATAATACTGTCGTTTTGTGTCTCGACAATTCCTCGTATCGCCTCTCTATCAGTTGTCTTCGTTTCTCCGGACACGTAGAAAAGTCTTCTTGCACTGTCTATCTTCCCATCAATTAAATCACGTAATACTTTACCATGTTTATCTACTAGATTGAACAGTACGAGTGTATTGCCTCTCTGTGATAACGCAAGGTTACAGATAAAGTTATTACGTTGCCTGTGTCCTACCAGAAAGTCAATCTCTTCCTGATACGTTCTCTCGATACAGACATCTTTGTTATACTTCAATAGAATGATATCTATATCTAATTTAGCGAGGGTTTCTTTTGCTTGTAGTTCAGCAGTTGTCGTAACTCGATGTACAGGACCAAACAAACCTTCAAGCACCAACTTGTGTACTTGTGTCCCGTCTAATGTACCTGTCGTACCAAATCGATACTCTGCATTCACTGACTTGTTCATAATACCTGACAGTGACGTAGACTTGAACCCATGAACCTCATCACCAAAGATACAACCAAAGTTTGCAAACCACGTTGGGTGTAACTTATAGATGGACTGCCATGTTGTTATGATAACACGTTTCGTTGTTACTTTGTCTTTTCCGCTGTAGATCTTGTGACAGTTGGATTCAACATCGTACCCGTAGGTTTCGAAGTCTGAGTACATCTGTTCTACCAAAGATGTCGTAGGCACGATTAGAAGCACGTTCTCGGCGTGGTTATGCAAGTACCAACGCATTAATAGGTAGATGATGAGAGACTTACCACTACCAGTCGGAGAGAGAAGAATACTACGTCGATACTTAATCGCGTGACACATTGCTTCGTACTGATAGTCGCGAGGAGCAAATGGTAGTTCAAGCGTCTGAATCCACTCCATCATTGACATGTGTTGTACTGTGTTGTAGTCGTACGGGAAACCATATGGTCCGTCTTCTACTTTAACACCGTACCCGCGCTCCATTGCAAACTTCTTAATCGCCCAGTAGAGACCAGCATTGATCTCACCATTGGTACGATTGAGCATACGTATTTTGCCATCCCATCGACGTTGTTTGACAGCAGGCATGAACTTAGCACCTGGTACGTCAAAGGTAAAATACTGCGACAGTTCTGCGGCGATACCTGGTTCGCAGTCAACTAACTTGAGCATCGAATGGTCTTTCATACGCATCGAGAAAGATTGCATCAAAACCCTGCCTCGAACTGTTTCCATCTAATCATATTGCCAATCGTCTGGTGTCTCCACTTGACGTTCTCAAGAATCTCTTTCAATGTATCTATCATTGTTTCTAGGTAGTAAATCTGTGCTTCGCTCTTGCGAATGTCATCGTCAGTCTCGTAGTAGTACTCGCGATCTTTGTTGGTCTTGACAATCAAACCATCGTAGGGATCGAACGCCCACCCTCGCTTCTCTACGTCTTCCTTTGGCATCTTACCTTCATAGTATGCTTTCTTATCGAACAGGAGCGTACGTTGCTTGAACTGTGCGTCCTTGAGTTTGAGTTTGGTCGTTGCGTGTAGTTCTAGATACTTAGCATGTAGTCTAGGAGTCTCGTGGGATGATACGTCAAGTTTATTGAACTCGATCTGAGCATCTTCTTTCCACATTTCGAGAATTTGTTCTAAGGTCATAATGTAGTTCCATAGTAAAAATAATCACCATTATATCATAAAAACTTAAAGTAATCAAATCTAAATGATGCGGGGAATGTAATAAACTGCTCTTCGCTTGTCGCCGCCAATGTGATGTCACCAATCATGATGGGGAATGCATTGACGTATTGTATCGTACGAATAGGATTGTTATTGCTATTTAGTATCGACACGCGAATATCGTTGTAAGATGCAGTGCCGTCACCCGTGGGTAACGTGTGGGGTTCGTTCACCAGACGCTCCATCCATGTGTACAATTCTTCATAGACTTTCATCTCTTCATCGAGAATCACATCCATGTTTACACTGGCGTGTTGAATCGCATCACCGGTAAAGGGCAACGAGGCGAGTCTAGGACGACCCACCTCGGTTACACCAATGTCCATTGATGGATGTTGCACCTGTTGAGCAAAGAATTGAAGATTCGGATAGTCTGTGCGACTAATCGTGATCTTAAATCCAGTCGGTGTTAAATAATTTGTGTTGCAAGTAAAGTCTGCCATTGCTCGTTATCAGTTTTATGATAAGAGTATTTATACTAAGTGAAAGTATGAATACCCACAATAATTCCTAAAGATGCACCCACACCAACCATTAATTTACCAAAGTCTTTGGCGATAATCGGGTATGCTTTTGCAGGCAGTTTGTTTGCAAACGTTTGAATTGCCAGTTCACGACCACTCAGCAGACCAATGAACACCCAAGTCGTTGACATCGGGATGTTGTTGTACTGCTTGAAGTAGAACAGAATGATCAGATAAATCAGATCAATCAGTGTCGCACTCTTTACGTATTGTGTGCTAGTTTTCTGTCGGACAATCTGTTGGATCTTACCACCCTGTTCTTGAAACATAAACGCAAGACCAGCAACAAATAATACTGAGATACCCACAAGCATTTCCGCAGAGATCTCACGAGGCAAGAACACTGCGATGTTTGCCATATCGTGACTTAACCAAGTCCACCACAACCATCCAGTAACGACCCACTGTGCGACTCGCCATTGTGTGTCACTACCACCAAGATTGACATTCTGCATGTACTTGGTAACGATTGCCCACAATACGTATGCACTCACTGCGGCAACACCATATCCTGCAAAGGATTTAACTAACATTTTCTCTAGTACAAATGTTGATGCAAATGCTGAGAGTACAAGGAACGATGTACTCACGGGTACACCTATGCGGGTGAGTAGTAGAAGAACTGCGGGTGCGGCGGCATGATACCATTGAGGGTCAACATAAGGAATCTTATCGAGTCGCCCATACGATATGTCACCGTACATTCCCCAACCGTACCAGAGCGCAAACACGAGAACTGTACTCGCACCTGCCCAGAGGTATTGCCACTTGACTTGACGATTACTCGCCATCCAAGTACCAAGAGTTTGAATAGAATCGTTTGCAAGAACGGAGTAAGATGCTAGACCAAATCCAAGCATGGTCCAAACAAGAGTCATTGTGTCCATCAGAATGTATACCTTATTTCAGTTTCAAGTTTTTCGCTTTTATCTTTCAGTTCAAATTTACCTTTGAACACCCAGTTGTTTTGCTTGAACTTGTAACCAGTCTCCACACTGATCTTATTGTCAGTCATGGTGCCTGCTTCAATGTAGAGATTGTTATCTGCTTTATAACCTACACGCAGATGTTCTTGATGGGTGTGACGAACAGTGTTGTCCTCACGTTTGTATTCTATGTAGGGGTTTGCTAACGCCTTGTGATGGGCATTAATTAGCACGAAGAGAAATAGAAATCCAATAATCATTTTCATAGTAGCATCCTGTTATTTGCTACTATTATTTACAGTAAATGACTATTGGATTAAGTTAAGATTGGATCAATCTTTTGTTAAGGTTCTGTTAAAGTCTAATGTTTATACGCACTCCGACTTCGTGGTTATTGACCACTACAGCAAATCTACCAGCGGTGATCGTCCAGAGCAACCATTCTGGGGCGTCCTTCTCAATCATCCAGTGCATTCCCCATAAACTAAGGATTGTGCTTGCGAGGATTTCTTCGTCGCTTATGCGGTTACCATAAAGAGGGTTTGATTCTTTATACCCACCTTCTCTCATCGCAGTTGCAGATTGTAATCCATCTGCGATTACTGCTCCAGTATAAAAGTAATAGATTTGTTTTTCTCGTTCACTCCACTCTTTACTGTTTACTGTATTACTAAAACATAGCAAAAAGGTCATGAGACCAATTGCTAATTTCTTCATATGATGTTAGTTTCCTTATGCAAAAAAAGGGAGACTAAAAGTCTCCCCAAAATGATCAGTAAACTGATTCTTTTTATTAGCAATATTATGCCAGGATATTGTCAACCCTGAAGATACGATAATATTGATTGGTACGAACTGCGGCAAGACCGTCAGCAGGCGTTGACCCAACGAATGGGTTAGATGCCATGCCATAACGAGTCTTGAAACCGATCCGAGGTTGGAAGTCATCTTCACCAACCGCACGTACCATCTGGAGAGGGACGTATGGGCAGTAGAAAACACCAGCATCGTAAGGGTTAGTTCCCTTATAACCAACAGTAACGTAGTCTGCTTGTGCATAAGGATCGATGTAAACACGAGTACGACCGTTCAATACACCTGCGAACGTGTTACCAGTGTCATCAACCTGCAAGTTTGCAGAGATAGCAGGACTGTAGTCCAACATGCCAGATGCAACAAGTGCAGTAGCAACGTCAGATGAACATACAACGATGTTACCCTTACCGCGACGAGTTTCTTTCGCGATTACGTTTGCTTCACGCTCTAATTGAACCAACAGACCCTTGAACTTCTCTACTGACCAACGGCCATCAGCATCAGTGCTAAGGTCGAAGATACCAGCAGTTTGGATACCTGCTTGACGTGAACCGATCTTTGCTTGACTGTTGATCGTACGAATTACTTCGCGGTTGATCTCAGCAAGAATTTCAGTAGACAAGATGTTTGCCAACTCTTGCTCTGCGTCAAGACCGTGGATTGCTCTCAAGTCTTGTGCGAGTTCGAGTGAGTACTCTGCCTTCAATGCACGAGTTTGTGCAGTGACGGTAGACTTCTCGATGGTGAATCCCATCTCAGCAAATGCACCACCAGTGTTGCCCAATGCTTCTGCGGCGGTCGTAGAGTAACCAGGACCAGCAGGAGGAGTGTTCAATCCACCAGGAATGTAAGTGTCGCCAGAATCGACGATGCTTGAGTCAGCAGAAGTGTCAGCGGCACCAACAAGACCAGAAGGTCCACGAGTACCGTTAGCACCAATAGATGAATCGCCAGAGAAAGAGACTGCCGCTTCGTCGAAGAGCGCCTCATCACCAGCAGAAACGCCTGCTTTGGTTGACTTGTACTTGCTCTTCATAGCGAAGATAAGTCCAGTAGGTCCAGTCATTGGTTGAACACCACATAAGTCGTATGCCATCAAGTTAGGCATTGCTCGACGTACGAGGGCAATCAGGATTGGGTTCCAGTTATCAGCGGCACCGCCAGATGCTACTGTACCACCGGCCGCAACGTTAGCGGCGACTTCGTTTAACTGACCTTCTTTAATCATCGCTTGCTCTTGGTTTTCCAAGATTGCGGCGGTGACTGATTTACGGTGTTGATCAGTGATTTGACCAGCACTCTCTTCGTTGAGAACGGGTGCCCACTTCTCAATTAATTTGTCGTAAGATACTTGCATTGAAGTACTCCTTAAGTATTAGATTTCTTGATTGCATTGAGGTACTGTGACATGATGCCAGAAACTTCAGAGTTTTCTGAACCAGACCAGTCTTCAATAATTTCTTCTTCTTGAACCACTTCCTTCTTGAAGTAAGACTCTTTAACAGTCTTGACTTTAGAAGCAAAAGATTCTTCGTCTTCGAAGTCGAGATTCTCAACGAGTGAGTTTAACTTCTCTACTTCTGTTTCTGCGAGGTCACGTGCCGCATCGCGAACGATACTTTCACGTTGGAAAGTTTCCACTTTCTCAGACATCTCAAGAACAGTACCTGTAGAGGCGTTTAACTTCTCTTCGAGTTCTTCAACCTGTGTAGCGAGTTCATCAACTAAGTCAACCTTAGAATCAGGAACGGAGATGTAAGACTCTTCAAACAGATCACGTAAAGAGTTCATGAACCCTTCAGCAATTTCTGTTCGGAGACCAGTCTCTACAGCAACCTTATTTTCCGTCATCCATTGTTCAACTACGTAGTTGAGGTAGGAATCAACCTTCTCTACAAGATCAGAACGAGTTGCGTCCAGTTCTTCGTCGAGACGTGATTGATATTCATCTTCTAACCGCTCTACTTCCTCAGCAAGTTTGCTACGCATAGCAGATTCGAAAATTACAGCAGTTTTCGCTTTAAACTCATCGGACAAAGTTGCTTCGTTTTCTACCAGTGCATCGAGTTCGTTTCCATAAGTGAACTCAGGCAATTCTACTTCTTCGCCTTCGGTCTCTTCCTAGATCAATCTCTTCTGCCATTTTTCCATACATTGCATGGAGGTCTGCTTTTTTCATACCTGATAACTTAGAGTACATAGCATTCAACATTCCTGCCTTAGTTTTAGGCATTGGATCTTGCTTACTAGAATCTCCTTTACGCGCAGGCGCTTTCTTAGTGCCGTCTTCTGCTTTGTCAACTGACGCTACAGATTGTGCTTCGGCATTCTTCATGTCGTGACCACTTGCTTCCTCGATAGACTCATCTACCTCAGAAGTTGCCACATTGTTCTCTTCAGACATGCTTCACTCCTTAAAGTGTTTTTTTGAGTAATGAGAGGAAATTTTTGTACTCACGAACCTGCGTCTCATAGAGATGCTTTACGGGAGCGGTTTTAATTTCTGTCTCCATTTCTTCAATTACTTGAGGCGTTATGACTCCATTGTTCCAAACCCAGTCTACTCCTTCCATGATGCCGTTAACAAACGCACCAGGAGCAGAGGGGTCTTGTACAATATCTACCGTGTTGAGGATAAAATCCTCTTTCACGTACATTGTGCCATTACGTTGCTCAAGACTACCCATACCACGAGTTGACACTCCTAGTTGAACGCCACCTTCGAGAAGACCTTTAACAATCTTACCCATGGGAGTATCCAAAATTTGTGCCTTTCCAATCACATCATTCCCCTTGAATTCAAGTTGAGTGATGAGATGTGAAACTTTATCCAGATTAACAGTAGGACCTTCGGGATGATTTAACTCACCGACTGCTCTCTTCTTGCTAACCTGTTCTTTAACGTACTTGTTTACAGCAGACTCCATGATCTGCTTAGGGTAAACACGTCCGTTTCTATTCTTTGATTCTGCTTGGGCGAAGACGCCCTCGATAACATAAGACTTATCGCCATTCTCGTTTCTCTCTACGAGACATTCTAGGTCCTGTTCATGATACTCAGCAATTAACTTCATCTACATATCCTTAGCAAACTGTGTACCCACTTTCTCTGCTTCTTTCTCAGATCGGAAGGTATCGAGTTTATCGCCGTCGATATAGACAACGAACCCTTTATTATCTTTATGAATCATTACCGTATGGCGATTCACACGCTTCGAAGAAACATGTTCGCCCGCTGGCATTTTCTTTTTTTCTCTTAGCGCGGAAAATCTTTTCATAGCAATTATTTATACAAAAAAGGTTCTAGACTTCTTCTTCATCGTCTTCAAGATCATCGACCATTTCTTCCGCTTCTTCTTCGGTAGGTGCCTCATCGTAGATCGATGCGGCAATACGTGCTTTGGTAGCATCGAGTGTGTCTTGGAGTCTATCTCCAATTAGATCATTGAACTGTCGTTCTGCTTGAGTAAAGTTTTGATCCTTGATCGCATCGAGAAAATCACCGATGTTCTGACTATTAGTCTTGATCGCTTCAGGTTCAGTTTCACCTACAACGCCAACTTGTGGATCAGTTATTTCTACTTCAAATTCGTGTTCGACTTCGCTCATTTATATCTCCTATGATAGTGCTAAAAATTCACCCTTCTTCAAGGTCTTGTCTACTTCAGTTCTCACATCGCTCAAGTCACTATCTATGCCCTTTGCTAATGCGCCGTATGAGTTGCTACCAGTGTTAATACTCTGACTATATTCCCATACTTTGTTTGCTATGTTGTTGTAATCTTCCTCGCTAATTGATGCCGAGGCAACTAATTGGTCAACAAGGTTAGAACGTGTCAAGTTTATTGACGCGCCTTGTGCAAAGAGAAACGGGTTTCCGCCCGCTTCTCGTGTGTATATGTTACCGTTTACTGTAAGAATATAAGGCGTCTTACTGGATTGTGGTTGTATTCTCCAATTATTCTCCAAGAAGAATGTACTACCAACATTCAGTGTATCGTTTAGTGGTTCACCACCAATTGCACTGATTGCTCGTTTCCATCCAATTGCGGCAGGATACTCAGGTGATTCCAGCGTCCATTCTTTCCACGCAGAGTAGATATCATCTTTTACATTAAGGACCGTTACACCTTCATTAACATATATGATTTTATAACGCCCATCAAATGCGACCTTCTGATTCGGAAATCCTCCCTCATCGTCCGGCAACCAATTCCATCGAGTTCCATAAAACTGGTGAATAGAAGGCATTACTGAATAATCTCTTTCCAGTTCACAGTGGTCATGATCTTCACGTTATCGTGCAAGTTGGTCATGCCATTGGTTCGTGACTTCGCATAGAAACTCCAAGTAATACGTGAACCCGTGAACCCTTTGATTGTGCCCGCACCTTGTGCGCCAGTACCAACAAGAGCAGTTCCGTCTACCGCAGTTGCTAGGTCAATGTTACACCGAACCATCTGAGTCAGTATAGAGTTCAGCACTTGTCAGACCAGTCGGTTTGATCAAGACCTTCTGACCATTCAAAGAAGTCGCATTGTCAAGGCCATTAATTTCGAGTTTACCTTGATACCGATTTGTGTTCAGTGGGAACGTAACAGCATGTACTTCACCCGACTTGAATTTCAACAACTCACCTGTTGTAATTACCGCAGGATTGGTTGCTGATACATTGGTGATTGTATTTTCCGCAGTACCGCCGTCTTCTGCTCTATTTTTGATTGATCCGTACTGAAAGTTGTTGTATGTGTCAGTGAGATTGGTTTCGTAACGACCACGGAACATTTCATACACCTGCACCAACCCACCTTGATATGAACTATCACCATTGCCTGGATTTGGATAAGAAACCTGAACGTTAGTTCCTGGCACATCAGTCCAGTTACCGTGGTTTGTAATTGAGTTGACTTCTGCTTTGAGGTCAATGATAGCATCTACACCATTTTTTGCTGTAGTGTCAAATGCATATGCTGTAATTGAAGTCGGCACGAACAATGCGCGATCAACACGACCATCTGCCAATACTTCTTTCGGTGATAGTGAAAAGAGATAATTCCAATCGCTATCAACATTTGCGGTAACTGACTGGTGAATTGTAGAATACGTTGCTGGTTTACCAAACTCGTTAAGATCAAGCGTCTGTTCAGACCACACTGATTGTGCCCAAGTTTCAATGTACAACGCAGTCAACGGTGTACCCGCAGTTTTGATTGATGTACAAGAAGGCAATGAAGCAGTTTGCGTCATCGCTACATTTTCCTTGTTACCGTTATAATACGTGTGTAGAACGATACGAGTACCATTGATGTATGTACCGAAACGTACTCGCCCAGCACCATGCCATTGAATATCAATCCAGTACTGGTTGTTCTTCTCTAAATCAAAAACTTCTTGAGAACGACCTGAACCATCTAGTTTATCACCATTCCATTCATCTTGTGGAATGATAGTATTGACAACTGAACCAGACGTTTTTGAACGAATGACTACACATAACCCATCGGTTGTTGTTGATGGTGAATTTGCTTTATCGTAACCACTTTTACCCAACTGAAAGAAGAATCCGTTGTCTGCGTCGAACAGTCCCCAACGTCGAATCGCACCATTCGTGCCATCACCAGATGCAGGTGAATTCAATAAGAAAGTGCCCTGCCATAAGTGTGATGATCCAGGGATGTAGGGGTGATAAGTGTTTGATGTGTTACCTGCAAATGTTGCGGCAGTAACCGATGGTAAATCATAACCCACTTTGACTGACTTACGTGTTATATCGTATGTCACTGCACCGCCGTCAATTTCTACAGGTGAAAAGTTATCCGTAACTTTCGATTCACCACCAAATACATAGTTTCCCATCATCGTTGCTTGAGAAACACGTAACTTACCCCATGCGTCTAACTGAGGTTGCCCTTCAAAGAAACGAACATTAGCGGCACCAAAGGTATCAACATCGAGACCATATTCTGGGTTGTCGTAACCCATGATATGTTGAGTGGGAACATATACGTCATAGAATGCCGACACATCCGCAATACCTTCTAATTGATCGTCATTGTCAATATCAAATTGAATTCTACTACCAACTGAAGGTTCTAGGTTTTCAAACTTTGCAGTTTTGTTGTAGTGAACTGCAAGGATACCTGTACCATCACCTCTATCGAATACACCGTGAACGTGAACTTTGCCACCACCACCAAACCCAGCAATGGTATACCGCTGACCGATCTGCCACTCATACCCTACAGCGGCATCGTAATTGCCTTTGTTTATAAATTCGATCTCGGCAGTATGTACCATGTACAACCGATCACCCGTACTCTCCGGTGGTATCCTAGTAAATCGTTTTTCGCCTGCCATGTTTAAATCCTGTTAATGTGTTTCCGTTAATAGATCTATTTATAATAGATTTATGCTGGGTTCTTATAGTTCCTATCGCCAACTTGTGATATCGGAAAGTTGTTGTTAGTAGAGGATATTGTCTGATTTTTTACCAGAACAGGTTCGTCACCAATCTTAAACACTAAAAAGTCAACGACTTGTTGATCCGAAGTAGAAAATTGATAAACCGAATCTTTGCGTTCTACTAATACCATCTTCGAGTTTGCACTATTTAACGTTGTACCAAATACAGAAGTAAAAGTAGCAAAATCAGTATCAGTGTCTATCGTACTTGCAGTAGGTGCTGTCTGCCCTGTGCCACCAGTCGCAACAATTAACCCATCATCTTCTAACTGTAGTGTAGGGTTATCATCATCGTCACGTATGAATACACATACCTGATCACCCGCGACAAGTGCAGAACCGGCCAAATCACCGTCAGTCAATACCCCACTAAATGCCGCAGTACCAATCGCATTGAGTCGCAACTTGCCATTATTGTTCGTGTACTGGAAGTAGTTAGTACCATCACCCTCTATGATATCCGCAGACACTCTCTCAGTAGAGGCGATAGTCACCGCAGTTGGTGCGGGTAAAGATGTCGCAGTATAAGGAGATGGATTCTCTAATACTTTGACCTCACTTGCACCGTGAATACCTGTAACACTCACAGTAACACTTGCGACGATATTAACTGTGCCTGTACCAACAATCTCTACTGTAGGTATCGTCGCACCGTTCAGCACGTTAATCGTAAGTGTGACGTTAACTGAAAAGGTCACCTTAAGCGCACCGTTCGCAGTGCTTGAGATATTATTTCCAGCAGTCTGTGTTCCGTAACCAGTTAGTGTATTACCATTCCAGTCAATGGATGTGTTTGATCCAACGTTTCCAAGATCGACAGCATTGGTCGTGCCGGTAGTGCGTACAAACGTACAGTTTATTACCTTATTAACGTCCGTCGCCCCACCAGGAAATGCAATACGCACTGCTTCGGTCCCACTAGGGTCTGTAAAGGTAGATCCGGTAATGGTAGATGTGGCAGATCCTGCCGCCCCGATAGCAATCGAACCGCTCGAAGTAATATTTGCGTCTGTTATGTCAGCATTATTCGAGAGGTTGACAGTAGTACAATCCTGCAATCGTGTTTCAGTATTGTCGGTTTGTAAGTTTACTGTAGCAACTGTGTCGAGCGTATTAGAAGTAAACGTACCAGTACCTGTGTTCAACGTTGTGATGTTAGAGAAATTTGCTCGTTGAATAGTGTTGGCACCAAACGTAACAGTTGTTGCCTTGTTAACTGAACCCGCAGTCATCGTGAATGCTGTCATGCTAGACATATCCATCACAAATGTTACGGTGCCCGTCGATGCAATAGCGGTGCCATTGAATACCGCAGTACCCGTACCAGCAAGTGTGTAGTTGTTTGTACCGTGGTTTGTTTCTACAAAGGTCAGTGCTTCATTACTACTATTGCCAGTAGTTGTGTTTATGTCAACATTATGTTGAGAAAAAATAACCCCTTCGAATGCTTGAAGTACTCCGATGTGATCATCGTTGGTAACATCAAACGATTGTGCTTCTGTAAATAGTTGATCGCCGACAGTCGTACCGACTAGAGTAAGACCATTACCTACGTGTGCTATATCCCAGTATTGATTATCTGCCGCTTTCACGTTAACGTTCTGTACGTTAATGTTGAATGACATGTCCGAAAGATCGTTTGTTACTACGTTGAGTGTACCTGCACTGAGATCAAATGCGATAGGTATGAACTGCTTTAACGTTATTCGAGCGGCACCCGTGAACTCAGAGAGGATGTCGAAGTTTGCTGTCCCAGTGGCACCATCATTGACATCAACATCAAGTGATGTTAGAATAGAACCAATCGACGTGTAGAAGTTTGCAATGTATACCGAACCTGTAGGTATGTTCGTGAGAGTGGTACTATACGTGATTGATACGTTTTCGTTTTTACGTAGTGCGGCAATGATACAGTTATTACCTTCAATCTGAGCACCAGTGTCTTCGAGACCATCGTTTGCGCCGCCCCATCCGGCAGTAGTATCAGCAGTGTACCACACCTGCATCTCTTTGACGCCACCTCCTGTACCAAAACTAATTGCCATTACTGCTCCGCTAACTCTTCATCAATTAATGTTTTTGCTTGGTTCAGTGCTTCGGTTTCTGTATCGTACTCATAATAGGTCTTCTGGCCGTCTTTAAGTAATTCAACGACCTTTCCATCTATCGTGATACGAGTGCGATTTCTAGATGTCATTTAACTCTCTAATAGTCTTTCGACGGTCCCAACGAGACCTTCGTCCATTTCTTTCTTAAACGCCAATACATCTTCTAATTCGAAAATCCATTCAGGCGTGGTATGCTCTACATCATCGTTAAATGATATAGTACCGTCTTTATTATATGTGAGTTCTTGGTCGGATACCAATGTGATAGGTAGTCGTTGTTCACTATTTGCGATGAATAAAACTTCATCTTCAGAACGACTTAAAATCTCAGATGCCTGAGCGAGTGTAATTTTCATAATATTCTCCGGAAATCAATGGGGGATCGAGATGATCCCCCGTACACTATTATCTATATTATACTGGGTTGTTGTAGTTTCGTTCTACCGCCGAGATAACCGATACTGGGTTATTATCCACTCGTGCAATTGAACCTGTCTGCTGTACCCATTGTCCAGAATTAAGACCAATTGCTCTTACATTAATCGCAACGTCAGCACCTGATACTCGATCCTTCTGAGTGTTACCGTCATATGCGTATGAGAACACAAGTTCGTCACTAGCATTAACAGTACGCTCTGCCCCTTGATACAAAGGAGGAGTTGCCAGAAGTGATGTGATACCACCGGTGTTCTCTACCGTAGTACCCGCAGAGTCTACAAGCAGTGCTGATGGACTATTGATCGGGTGAGTACGAATTGTTCCACCAGTAATTGCCTCGTTGACCAACGTAGGAGTATCGTCAAGCGTGATAACAGAAAACTTAGTGTCACTGTATCGCTGAGTCACACCAAAGATAACGTTATTATCTGTGTTGGTTGCACCTGTGATCTTGAAGTAAGCATCACCAGCACTAGCGGCAATCGTCTGAAGACCATTCGTGTTAGTAGGACTCAAAGGAGTCGTAGCAAATCCAGCAAGATCAATAGTAGCACTATCGACTGTTGCGGCACCAAACGTTGATGCAGGACCTACGCCAGACAGTGTAATTGAAGTGCCTGTGTATTCACGAGTGTAGTCGTAGAATACAGATGCTTTTGCGTTATCACTGTCACCAAGAATCTGGTCAGAGAATGAGATCGTTACCGTTGATGAGAACGGGAATGATTGCAGTGCATTGTTGACTGTATCACGTAACTGAGTGTTGTTGATGTCAGCAGGGCGAATGTTTGTAATCGCAGTACCTGTCTTAGTACCAGACTGATCAAGGTTAGTTGCCAGTTTAGTGGTCAGAGTAGATCCGACGAATGCTAACAGTTCATCTGCTAACTTACCAGTCTTAGCAGTACCAGCGGCAAATTCGATGTCACTGTCTTGTCTTAAGTTATACTGTACCCATGAGTACAATTCTTGGTTAGACAACTGAGTAACAGTTGGCGAAGTCGCGTCGATCTTAACACCAAAGTTGAACGGTCCACCCAGAAGATCCTGAGTATAACCAAACGTATTAGATGCTTCGTCTGCCGCGAGATATTCGATCGTAGGACCGTCGCCTTGCAGTGAGTACTTCTGTCCAGCATTGTCTGCCGCGGCAATTACTGCGTCAGTAACGTTTGCACCAGCACGATCTTTGATGTTCAAATCCTGACCTTCAACCAACGGGAATCGCTGAGTGTTGAAAGGAAGTTGTGAACCTGCCGCCAAACCAATGTCAGTCGTGTCAGTCTGGTCGAACGTCCATGCTAACGTAGACTCGGGTGCGGTGTAGGGTTGTGAACGAATAAACAATCGAAGAATATTTGTTCGATAGTCAAACGAACCATTTTCGAACGTCTGTACTGCTTGGTTAACTTCACCAGAGTAGTCGTAGTCAGTCGCAGTAGTAACAGGCGTACCGTTAGATGAATTAAAGAATGCATAGTATACTTTATGTTGGTTCGAACCCGCATCTTCTTCGCGAGGTGTACCTTGAATGTTACCCAAAGAAATTGTACCGACAAATTCTTTTAACTGAGTAGCATCGTCTACGTCAAATTCTCTCCAACCACCAGTACGTAACAGTGATCGTGACGAATCGTCAGCAGGTGACCAACCGAATCGCCATTCGAACTGCTCAGGCGTAATAGCAATGAGCGGGAATGGGTAAGCAATTAGGTCTTTAGATTTAGGATCGTTTTTCCATTCTTCTTTAAGGAAAGAATAGAGTGCTTGGTGCGTAACTCCGTCATTCGACAGTGTGGGTCCCGAAGGTGCCGCGGAGTTATTCCGAATCTTAATCGTACGAGTCGCAGTGTTGATAAAGATATTCTGTGCTGAATCAACTGAAGCGTCAAGTAGATTATCGGGATCTACGATTAATGCCATTGTGTTTTTCTCCAATAACGGGTTATGTTATATTGTTCGTTTATTTATACTTAACTGTACGTTAAGGTTAACCTATCATCCCAAATCTTATCGAAATTTGCAGTACCGCTTGCCCATAGAATGTTGTAATCTTCGCCGACCTCTTCGATCCGCTTGATTCTCCAAGTTGCTTCTGCCTCGCCAGTACCAGGGAGTGCTTCACCAATATAGTAAAACGTACCCACCTGATCTATCAATTTGTTATATTGAACTTCCAAGTCTGCTTTTATCCTATCTAAAATGCTTATGAATGATTCAACTACGAATTTATTCTTAGTAGGATCGTATATCAATATACTGTCACCTACTATACTCGACAACTTGGTCTTATCTACATCCGCATTGTCTAGTATCTTATATGAACCACCACCGCCTAATGACGCCAGAGATCGATTAATACGATCGATCTGTTTACTTAAATTGCCCTCGACTTTATTGGCATTCTTGGTTAACTTCTCATTAAACTGCTTTAATGCTTCTTCGAATTCTTCTCGGTGATCTGATCCGTCTTTTCCATCTCGTCCTGGTGCGCCTTTCGCACCCACTTCGCCTCGTTCTCCTCGATCACCTTTCGGACCCATAGGTCCTGTGTCTCCGGGTAAACCGCGTTCCCCGCGATCTCCAGGTATTCCTGCCACGCCCTGCTGACCCATGCTCCCAGTCTTGCCAGTTTCCCCTTTCTCTCCTCGATCACCTTTAACTCCTTGAGGTCCGGGTGCACCCTGTTGACCGTCTGCTCCACGAAGTCCAGTATCTCCTGTGTCTCCTTTGAGACCTTGTATTCCTTGGACGCCTTGTAACCCCACGTCTCCCTTTGGACCTGCATCGCCTTTAGCGCCGACTTCGCCCCTGTCACCAGTTGCTCCAGTGTCTCCTTTGGGTCCTTGCGGTCCTGTATCACCTTTCTCTCCTTTCTCGCCCGTGTCGCCACGCGCCCCTTGCGGTCCTCTATCTCCACGCTCGCCATCTAACCCATATATTCGTACAGGTTCGATGTCTTCAAGAACAGTGAAGATTTTGTTTTCTAGTTTTTCAATCTCTTTCTGCGTATGTACAACCGCGAACGCAGTAGAAATGTTATCAATTTTGCTCATTGAGTTTTGCCATATACCTAGTGAGTTCTTCTGTTAACTCATCCTCATTAGATACTGTGTATTTCTCTTTCTTCTCTTTTGGTTCTTCCTCTTTCTTAGGAGTATCAGGTACTACTTGAACAGGAACTGGTTTTGCTTCTTGTGGTACTTTCTCTTCCTCTTCATCTGGATCTGGTAACTCACCTGACTTCTCTTCTTGTTCTATCTGCTTCTTCATATCTTCGATATCTTCGTCAGACATACGCAGAACAGATCGCATGACCCATTCTTTCGAGAAGTAGTTACCTACAAACTGATCGAGTTCGTTCATGACACCAACACGCTCTCGCAATACTTCCATCTCATTCAGTTCAGTGAAATGGTTGTCTTTGATGAAGTCAATGTATAGGTCGTCTTTCCATTCTTCCCAGTCTTGCTCAGTGATGATCGATTTGATCAACAATTGCTTCTTGAGAATGCCCAGGAAGATCATAGAGAATCTACGACGGAGACGGTCAACAAACTTCTGGAACTTCACTTCGTCTCGACTGATCTCTGTAGAACGACCAAGAGAGAACTGTGCTTCTTGCTCTAAGCGATTGATAGGTACGTTGAGAGAACGATAAAGTCTCTTCTGGAAGTAGATGATATCATCGATTTGACCTAAGTTGTCACCACCAGGAAGTGTCGAGATCTCTGTCCCTCGTCCACCTTCTCTTCGTGGCAACCAGAAGTCTTCGAGCATAGACATATGCTTTCGATCATCTTTGAGTTGTCCAGTGTTAGCATCATATACCAACTTGTTACGATACTTCGCCATGATGTCTTTCATGTACTGCTCGGACTTACCACGGGGCAAGTTACCTACGTCAATATAAAAGATTCGACGTTCAGGCGCACGAGCAAGACGATAGATGACCAAAGAGTCTTCCATCATACGTAACTGGTTAATTGGTTTCAGTGCTTTGTGTAGATGCGAGACTACTTTCTTCTTTGTCTCATCAAGCATACCAGATGTAACATATGATATCGAATCATTCGACAGTTTTACACCACTGTTGGTCTGCCCTGGTTTCTCTTCGAAAACATAGTACTCATCAACCCTATCGACAATCTTAACGCCTGTCTTTGGATCTTTCTTATACTTGACTTCTCGTATCTTACGGATACGTGCAGAGTCTATGCTTCGTATTTCTTGAATGCCTGCTTTGGTGTTGCTTTCGTTTACTAGTAAGTGGTGGTAGATTCTTCCATCTACGTACCAAGAACGAAACATGTCATGTCCAACATCATTGAACTTGAGCATGGCAACAATGTTCTCGAACTCTTCTCGGATCTGATCTTTGATCTTGTCAGATGTTTCTATGTCATCGAGAGCGAGTTCAACTGAGGATGTTAGTTCTGAACCAACAATCGACTCGTTGACGATCTCTTCAATCGCCATATCGACTTCGGGGTGCATTGATACACCACGATATTTTAGAATTAGTTGATGATTGTCTTTCGAATCATCGCCTTCGAGATTGATATACTGACCGTAGTGACCTGCAGTGGCAGTAACGTAACCCGCACCGTCTACGTCAGTAGGAGGTACGACTGAGGGTAGAACCTTTTTCTCGCTCTGCTTGTTTGCTTTTCGTATCTCGAATCCGAAAAGTTTTAATACGCTGTCTGTATCTGCCATATGTGTTCCTACACTTAATAATAACAAGGGTGCCCGAAGACACCCTGTTATTTAGTCGAGCGTTAACTCGTTGTGTTGCTTTCCCAATACTGATAAGAGAATGTAACATCAAACACTTCTAACTGATCACGAGTATCGTAATCAAGAACGATTGATCCTACAGACACGGGAAACGCGCCGCGGAAGTTATACTTCTTAATGACTGACTCATCACGGTCCAGTTGCTCGACGATCAAGTCTGCTTGATAGTCAACTGGGTTAGTGAGACCAGTATTGGCGCTATGTGCATTGATACCATTCATCCAACGCTCCATTGCATCACGTACGGTAAAGTCTGTATCGTTAATGATAGTAACGGTCCAGTCTTCGAACGTACGATCACCTGCAACTTTTAGTTCCCGTCCACGAAATGGAACAGGTAACATGTTGGTTGATGATGCCGGTAACTGCGCCGCTTTACACATGAATGATGCCAGTTCGACATCACCGTTTGCATAAACCGGAAAGTTGATGGTCGCTTTGAACAGGTTTGGTCTAGCACCACCGCCTCGCAGTTTGGATTTAAAGTCATCGACTCCTAAGATTGCCATTGCTTATTCTCCTAGTGCTATTATGCCAGACCAACGACTTCATCAAAATCTACACCAGTTCTAACTGCTACGAAGTTCAATGTTACGTAGTTGATAGAACGTGCAGGTTTGACGAACACGGAAGCGACAAATGAATTATTATCAATGATGTCCGGAGTGTTGTTTGTTTCATCACAAACTACTCGGAAGTCACTGATACCTCTTCGACCCTTGATCTCTCTCAAGAAAGGTTCGACAACGTTTACGAATTCTGCACGAGTAAACTCGTCGTTGAATTCGAACATAACGTTCTGTGCGGCACCTTTAATTGCTCGCTCGATGACCAAGAATAATCTTCGGACATTGATACGATCAAATGCAGATGGTCGCGATTGTTTCGTTTTGTCCCCGAACAGAACAATGCCCTGGCCAGGTAAGTTAACGATAGGGTTGACGCCTGCTTTGTACAACGTGTCTCGTTGAGACTTCGTTGGATTCCAAGCAAGAGTTGAGGCACCAAAGTACAATCCACGTCTCTGTCCAGCAGGTGAGAACCAAGGTGCTGATACAGCATCGGTCGCCGCCATGAGTCCGGCAGTAGAACTTGCCGCTGGAATATAGACATATTCGTCTTTGTACTTATTATACACCTTCAGGAAGTTACCGTCAAGTATCACATAAGAAGACCCAGACACTGCGTCTGCGAATGCTTTAGTGTTAGTGGTAACAGTTGTTGCGTTATTTACACCTACGATACCTGCTCGATGAGGAGAAGATACAACCACGCAGTCTTTACGTGATGCGGCAGTACCAGCAAGATCTGCAACCATTGTTACTTGATCTTCTTGTGATGCAAACTGAGGAGCGATTAAGAAGTCAACCTGAGTTGTGTTCTCATCTTCGAACTGATCAAAACCAGTCGTGTAGTCTCCAACGTTTTGCGTTGCTGATACAGCATTGCCCAGTGAGTAGTTCGCGACAGCATTAGAACCAGGAGCGGCAAACTCGGCAGATGTCGCAACACCTGTGAATTGCGTTGAAACACTTCCACCGTACACGTATGATGAACGATCGTTCAATACGTCTAAGATGTAGTTGCTTGTTCCATCGTCTGTTCTAGCATCGGTAGCAAGTGATACGAATGGGAATGTTTCAAGAACAGTTCCTTTCGCGCCACTGAACAAACCATCGCTATCGATGACTGCTACGTGTACTTCGTCTTTAACTCCATCGCCTCGTGCTGAAACGTATGAAGATGTCCCTGGTGCCGCGTCAAAGTTTGACTTGAAACCCCAACCATCAAATGCTGAATCAGCAATTGCGCCGTTTGGACATACTTCTACTTTCAGTGAGTTACCAGCAGTTCCTGGATACTTTGCAAGTATTTGTTGTGTAGTGTAAGTTCCTGTTTGAAAGACTTCGTTGTTGTCTACTTTAACAGCGGTACCTGCCGCAACTGCGTTGCGATCGGAGTCTGCTAGTGAACGTACAACAAAAGCATTCGAGGAGTATTTAAGGAAGTATGATGCAGATAAAAAGTCTGTGTCATTACCGCCAATTTCGGGTGATCCAAAGTTCGTCGCCAGTTCCGCTTCGTTGCCGATACGTACTGGTTGATTACCTGGTCCCCAAGCGAAATCGCCTACTATAGCACCTGTAGAAGATGTCACCGCGGGCACTACGCTCGACAGATCAATCTCTTTGATGCTGATAGCGGGAGATTCAGATGGTTTAAGTGCCATAGTCGTGTCCCTTTTTCGTTAACATGAATAAGATTATCATAATACGGAAGATTCAATCCTATTTATTTATAGATTACCAAGTCTCCACATCGAATGGTATATGCCAGTCGCCATCCTTCATACGATCTTCTAATTCATATCTCTCAATCTCTGCGCTCCCGTCATCAACAAAACCAAAAGGGACCATGTCATCATCGATCTCTTGCATACGTTGCTTGAACAACATCTCTTTGAGATTGATGTCGTAGTTATCACCGAACGTGCCTGTACCTACGAAGTAACCGAACATGACTAGATTCATCATTAGATCATCGTGGTTGCCATCACTCGCTTCGTATGACTGACCTTTTGCAACGAAGGTAGATATTTCTAATATCGTGTTCTCATCGCATATGCTTAACTTATTGTTCTCTAGTATGTCTTTGATACCCGAGCAACCAAGTCTCTTGGTCTTTCGATTCATCTCGATGCCAAGTGCATTTGCTTTAATAGCAGATTCGACGTGCATGTTCTCATATTCGAAATCGTGATACAATCCATTGCAGACTAAACTGCCCTGATCGTTTGCTTCAATAACGACATAAGCACTGTTGTAGACGATTGCGTACTTATATATAATTGTAGGGAAGAGTATTGGAGAGATAGTATTATTCCGATACACTGCGACCTGTCGGAACGGGCGTTGAGTTATATCGATAACATTAAATGTAGAGTAGTCCTGACCTCTTCCTTTTGCTACATCGACAGTCATGATATAATCATGATCTTTTTGAGTTTCTTCGTATACGAGAAGATCTCCGCCCTCTAGGGCACGTATAGGATTCTTAGATCGTAGATCCAAAAGAGTCGATGCATTGATAAGGGTGTCGCCCGTACCGAAGAATGTGTTGCCGAATTCTTGATCGAATTGCATCACCGATGTGTTTGAAATAGTTTGACGCTTCCATTCTTCATCTCTCCCTGGAACGTCCCACCAGTTAACAGTAAACCCTTTGTACTCGTTTACTTGTTGAACCGCTCCTTCCCATATCTTATGAAACGTATTACCAATTCCATTTGCTGTAGACGTGATGATAACCTTCGTGTCTTTACCAGCAGAGACGACAGGATAGGTCGAAGTATAGAACTCAGATGCTCGCTCAACAAATGCAAACTCGTCCAAGAAAAGCAAATTAACAGACATACCACGTATAGAACTGCCAGAAGTGGCAGCGGCAATAATACGACTATTATTACTAAACTCGATAGAACCTTTGTTAAGAGCACGACAACCAGGTTGTAAAAAGAAGGGCAGATTTTCAAGTGCCAACGTGACCCGTTGTAGCATCTCTCTTGCGGTTGCACCCTTATTCGCGAGAACGGCGATTGTTTTCTCAGGATGGAAAATAGCATACCATAGAAGAAAAACAACGGATGAAATAGACTTACCACTTTGCCGGCAGGCCAAGACGATTGAGAAACGATTCTCTCTAAAATGCTCAAACATCTTTTCTTGATATGGGTATAAGTCAAAGTTGACAAGTCCCCTGTCCAATGATATAATCTTGATGTATGTACGTGCAAAGTATGCAGGATCTGCCATACATTTTGCGTACTCTAGAACCTCGTGTTCAGTCCACTCTTGTTGAATTCCGTCACGCTTAACATTAATATTGCCAAGGTAATTGTCATTCGTCATCCGTAATGCTTGCATTAATCACTTTCTCATCTTCATTCTTTAAGAGTAACCTCTGAAGGTCAGTGGTACTGCCAATAAACACATTATTATTAGTGATTGCCTTTTGCTCTTCTTTCGGGTCGTTGCGTACGTCTTTTGTCTTCTTATTTAGTTCCATCAATTTGTCGTTGACATCACTGATATTCTTGATCATACCAGACAGTACTTCGAACGCACGAGGGTGTTCACTCTCTCTCGCAACCTCAATCATTAGATCAAGAGACTCTCTCCCTTTATCTATGAGTTCGTAATACGTTGCTCGTGAGTAGTTGTAATCGTCGCCAATATTCTTATCGTCTTTCATTATGATAGATCCACGGTACATGATAGAGTACATCTCATCGTGTCCGTATTTGATGGGTTTGCAATCTCACGCACCGTGAGATCGTACAAGCATGTTGAGTTGACAGATGATCCTGGTTCACCCCCATAACTCAGAGAATGAGTCACATTGCTTGAGATTGTTGTCCATGTATCAAACGTTCCGAACAAGAAACCATCTCCGGGGAAGTCTACAACCGTTGCGAAGAATTCATAGTCGCTTGATACAAGTCCTGTCTTATTATTTACCCAGTCACCACCATCGACGTTAGGAGTATTACCAAGCAACGCATACAATATATCACCATCAGTTTCAAGACGTATTGCCGCCGTAATCGGGGATATGCCAAGTCTATTAGATGACTGCGTTGCCGGCATCGAGACGCTGTTGCTTGGTGTTGCGTCTACTACGGTGATTGCAATTGTATCTAGTAGATCCGTACATAAAGCATCAGTGTAAAGACCAAACGTTAAACTATCATTTGCAGTATCTGAATTGACTGCGAACGTAACGTTATGATTCACTGACGATGTGTTGCTACTGATTGTCATGGTACCCGTTACACCCGATGTGATATCTTCGACCAAGGCACTAGGCAAGAAGTTCAACGCTTCGCCAGCATTCACTGTACCCGAGATAGGAGTTGACATCGTGACATATCCAAGAGTTGAATTCAAAGCACTAATCGTACCACCGATCAGTACATTGTCGCATGACATACCTGTGGTCAAACCTGTCAGATCATCGATGTAAACGGTTGTGCCACTTGATACTGTCTGTGCATTCTCTTTGGTTACGGCAGATGTTTCTTTAACATAGTACGTACCATTCGGTAGGTTTGTACCCGAAGCACTCAGAGTAATTGTGTCACCTTCGTCAGGTGTCGTATCAGTCGATGCCAGAGTTGCGGTGGGTGCTTCGTCTGCCAGAGAGAATGTGTCACTGCCTACTACTGTACCAGTACCAGTCGAGTAATCGTTTCGAGCAATCTTCACTTCACCCGCAAATGTACCTGCAAACACATTGCTTGCGGCATCTGATTGGAATGTGATAACTTTAGTTTGTTCGTTCGTAAAGATCTCTGTCTTCTGTACAGTCGCAAACTCAGTTGCGGCGGCACCAGTGATCTCTATGTATGCTACCTCAGTGCCTACCAAACCAGTAGATGTTGCTGTAACACTTAGTAGATCACCTTCAGTAATGTTAGGTGCAGAAACCGTGTAACCCGGGAATGATGTGTCATTGACAACCACATTAGTATTTGCGAATAGAGGATCACTAGGATTCGAATTCTTAGATACTTTTGCTGTGAACGTTTCTTGACCTTCAAAAGTGTTATCGAGCGAAGTCGTTACATCGAACGAACCGGTACCACCTGATACTGAAAAGTTTGCCTTTGCACTTTGTGGTGCATAACCTGCCGAGAAGTCGCCTGCGGTTATGTTCGTACCTTCTAACCAGTACCAGTATGCTCCGTCGTCGGCACCACTAAGTTCAAACGTGTGTGTCGTACCTTCGTCACCACTAGTAGGCGTTGCAGTTAGTGTTGGTGGAGCACCAATAATCTGAAAGTTTGCAGAGTCAAGTAATACCGAAAGACCCGCATCGTTATAGAGACGACCAAAGAATGCTTCGTCTTCAGTATCACCATTAACGGCGAACGTCACAAAATTACTGAATCCAGAGTTGCCCGACACTGCGATTGTCGCAGGAGAACCTATTGTAGGTTCGCCAATAAAGTCTGCGCCATCTGTCTGTAAATTGCCAATGTAGAAATATGTGTTGCTGTTAGGTAAGTTCGTACCCGTCACTTGGAATCTTCGAACCTGACCTTCAGTACCAGGCGCCTCAGGACTTTGTTTGAGAATATAGTTAGGTGACGAATTTAAAAGTTGCGGGGACGCAAAATTTGACACGGGGTTAGTGTAATTGTTGTTTGTGACGGTAAGTGTTCCACCGATCTGAATCGAGTACTCGTCATTATACACCGTGGGTATCTCAAATGTCGTGACAGTGCCAGTCTGAGTGATTTGACCACTAGTCACTGGCACACGAACGTCAGAGGCAAGTGCACCGCTAATGTTCCAGTCAAGTGTCTCGCCGATATCAAATGCGTCAGCAGTAACCGTGACAACAAATGGTTCGCCTTCAGTGACATTAGGAACGGAGACAGAGAGACTTGGTGTCGTGTCTGATACCGTTACTTGAGGAGAAGTACCTTTATTGATCGCACCAAGTGCTACTGCAACGTTGAAAGTCTTATCACCCTCGATGTTATTGTCAACCTCAGTCGTAAGACTCATACGCGCACTGTCGTTCACGATCTGAATTGTTTGTTGTGAACCGATCAGAGGCGGAGTCGTAGTAAAGTCTGCCGCAGTGATTGGATTACCACCAGTAGGATTAACATACCATGTCAACGTTTGATTAGGCACGTTCGTTGGATCACCCGTGATGGTAAAGTTAACTGTATCGCCTTCGTTAATCGTCGCATCATCAACGGTTACAGTATAGACTGCTTTTGCATCATCTACCAGTATTGTCTGTACGCCTTGCTGTACTCCGTTGCGATCTTGTACGTAGACCTTAAACGATTCTTGCCCTTCGGTCTCATCGCTGTCTAATCGTGCAGTAACAGAAAATGTTCCTATAGCATCCACGCCCGATGGTTGTACACCGAAGTACTGTGGATTGTCACTATCGGGCACATTCCCTAAAAAATCTAAATTATTGGTTGACAAGTTCTCGATATAGTAGTATAATGCATCATAGTTTTCTAAAGCACTCCCACCACTAGTTCTCGTAGCAGTGAATCCAAATGCAGTACCCTCACTATCTTGGTTAGTATCAGCAGTGATTGAGTATGCAAGACTAGTATATTGTTCTGCCGCTGAATCAGCATTGGCACTACCAACAATTGAAGTTGCATCACCTGATATCAATACTTCACTGCCCAAATACATTCCTGCAGGATGAGAGAATAACTTAAAGATATCATTCCACCGCGAGATAGGTATCGATGTTCTCACCAACAATGCAAACGTCTGATAGAGTTTGTCATCTGTGATATATCGTAATGACTCAGGACCCAATCGAGAGTCATCGTTATTGAGAGCAAATATGTTTTCTTTAGGATAGACTACTTCTGCATCCACACCATAGAATGAACGGAAGAACCATTCGATTGCAAACTTACTGCCTTTGCTTCTAAACAAAGTATTAGAGAAGTTTGCCGCGGCACGTTTCTCTGCTTCTGTTGCACCAAACCCTTCAAAGTACGCATCACCTAATAGTAACTCATCTTCGATATAAGAGAGTAAGGTGATGTCTGTCTCGTTGATGTCACGAGATGCAAAGAGATGATTGAGAAGTTCTGTGCTTGACTGTTCATCTACAAACGAATAATACTTCTCGAGGAGTGTGATGAATTTCGGATACAGTTCGCCATAGTGTTCAGGCAATATCTGTTCGACCTCACCTTCACGCAGATTGAGATAGCGTCTGTTTTTATCTAGAAAGTTTTTATGCGCCATTCTAGATTATCCTCATTAGAACAAATACACCTGTCGGTTTGCGACTGTCTGGATTACGTGCCAACTTGTTAGCATTGGTCGAACCGCCTACGTATCGTCTCATCGTTGTTTGTGCTTTCTTCGAGTTGATTAGTTTACATGCAGGAGAATGCTGACCACCACCAATGTTTGCTTGCTCGACTACTCCATCTACTCTTAAATCGCCCGCATAGTATTCAACAAAACCACTGGTTGTGTTACCTAGCAAATAAGTCTTTGCGACATCCATTGCATTTAGATTATCATAAGTCTTTGCAACGCCGGTCGAGGTCAGTGCAAACGTTATTTCTGCCTCACCAGGGAATCCAGGACCAGGGGATACTGAGTTAACTGAGTCTTGACATGCAGTAGGTTGATACACACCATCATACTGTGCTGTGGGGAATTGACCGTCAACATCGTAGTTACCAATACCCTTGAATGAGTCTGAAGCATTCTGGAACCCACCTGCTTCTGCCGCTCCACCATTGGTGTTCATTGTCGCAGAGTCGAACTGTAAAGGAAGTATGTTGTTAACAATCCCCTGTCTCCACTGAGAAGACCATGTCTTTTCGGAATTATCATTGAATAGATCAAATCCATATGCACTCGTAGATCCACCATAAACTGCGGGTTCTACTGTATTGACATTTGTTAAGATTGCTAGTTCATGATCTCCTACAGCGGCATCACCGTCAATGACACATGATACATATCGATATGAGTCGGGTGAACCCGTGTGTGTACCATAGATTCTAGGCGGGTGCAACCACGCACCTGTCGGTCCCTTGATCGCAGGTATGGGAAGTCCATTATTAACAGGATAGTCACCCGCAGTTAATTCTACCACAACATACTTTGACACGCCCGAAGAATTCGATGGCCCGTATGCAGTGATGTTAGACTGGGCAGTATCAAGTGGTATTAATTCTTTGACAGCATAACATGGTTCGAAGCGGTCGATAATCGCAGAACCTGAACCATTATAGATCTTCATGCCATATGGATCTGGATCTGCTACGTACGAGAATCGATCAGGTTCGAGATAGTTTATATCACTGTCGGCATTTGCGTTGTTCGTTGCTCGTATTTTTGCCACGACCGTATCGTCGTTCCAATCAGTCGTGAGTACCGAAGTAAACTTACCACCGCTCTGCAATGTCTTTGTTGCAGTGCCATTTAATGCTAAGTTGATTGATGATGTGTTCGTAAAGAAGTCTGACGTAAACCCATCGATTGTAACTTGACTAGGTGGTGTGGTGACAGATGTTCCTATGCCACCATTTGCTCGCTCATACTTGAACGTAATCGTCTGCCCACCAACAATCGTAAAGGGGTTGCCTTCAAGACCAAACCCTTTATACCATCGAATTGTTCCGATGTCACTATCATATCCAACTGTGCATGTAAAACTCATGTGTTAATACTCAATCCTTTCCACTGTAAGAGATTTACTTCTATCGTTCTTGCGGACGTATCTCGTCCAATCCGTACAATTGTATTCGAAACATTACTGTTTGAGATGATCTGGGCAGATAGATTCACACTATGCTGAGATGTATCCTCGTTGTTTGTTATAGAAATACCACTCAACTGTACAAGACCATTGAGACGATTCACCCCTTGTACTCCCGTATCAAAATCTACAGTACCAGTAGTAGATGTCGTTACAGTACCAGTCTTGACTAGACGGAGTATCGATGACCCATCGCTGAACGATGAGACCAATTCTCCTGTGTTATCGTAGATCGCCATACCATAATCTGTCTGTAACGGATCAGAAGCATCAAGTGTACCTGTAACTTTAACCTGATAGTAATCTAAATCGTTATCTCTATTTAGATTGCATGTTATCCAAACACCTTCACCACCATCTGCGATAGGTAGATTTGCTTCAATCTCATATAGATTGATCCCACCAATCTCATCTGGTACACTGTTGACAGTAATGTCACCCAGACCTGTTCGAGTCGCGCTTGCTACCAGAGTACCCTGCCCGTTCGCACCGTTTCGTACTCGATACAATGTGTCAGCACTTGTGCTTGTGTTTGTCTGAGTTGTACCATCGTTCTGATACAAACCAATCGCATGACTGGTTGCTACATTGTTAACTTCTATTGTATAGTCGTTATTAAGTAATGCGATGTTTTTGTATGGTTGTAGAAATGGATAAATGGCAAATATGTCAACGTTGTCAGCAGGAGTGGCAGACTTTGCTATCAGAATCACATCGACCTGACCTTGGACAGGCGATGCCAATACTGTCTTAACCGACGATGGACTTCCACTTGTTAACGTAATATCGCTAATATTTGTCCACAAAACGGAAGAAAATCCTGTGACGTCAATGGTGCCAGCAGACGCGCCACTACGTATAAACGTAACGGTATCGCCCGGTTGCAACGAATCGGGACTATTACTGGTACTACCAGAACCAAACCCGCCTACGAATGGAGGACTGCCTGCCTCAAGATCGACTGTTATTGTACAGTTAAAGTTTGCCACTTACTTAACTCAATTTGCCAATCTTGACTCGGAGTACTCCCGATTCGTCAAATACCTCAATTCTTCCACCCGTCATCTTCAGTCTTGCTCCACTTGATCCTGATGATATATTAAACCCGCCAGTTGTAGCGGCATCACTATCATATTCTATATTTACCTCACCCGCATTGATCGTACCAGTGCTAATTAAACCACCATCGATGGTCGTGATCTCCGACGAAGCAGGATTTGCCAATTCAGTATTTAGATTGGTGAATGTAACGAGACCCGAGAAGTTCGTGCTGTTGAATGGAGATGAGAATGATACTGTGGTTGCAGTACCATTACCAACTGATTGCTCTGCACAGTAGAATCTCGCCGCCCATGACTTAAAGTCATCTCCATCAACAATAGGTGGAGTTGTACTCCAGTTGGCGGACAGACCTGTGAATACGTCAGTCGTTAAGTTATATGAAGTCGCAGACGGTGTTGCCGGCGCATTCACACTGGTTAATGCATAATAAACATAACCCGATGCAGTCGCAGGAGAAGCATCAGTACCTGCACTACCGGACCCAACACCTGCAACACCCTGTCTACTCTTTGAAACTGAGTATTGCTGTACGAGTTCAACGGGTTGTGTTGCACCTGGTACCAATGATTCACTTATGGTTGCAGTAAATTCTGCTGTACCTGAGTTTGTGTTATTCGATACGAAACTACTGAGTCCATAGGCACCCGTACTACTATTGATTGTAACGTTGATGCCGCTGTTCGCAGTATTAGCAAAGGTAACACCAGCATCGGCGTCTACTCGTGTCGTACCCACAAACACTCGGAACTCACCGCCTGCATCTCCTAGACCTGTGGTCAATACACCAGCAGAGTCAGCAGGTTCTACGTGTGATGAGTTGGTAAGAAATCCAGTAACAGTCGTACCGTTAATGAGTCCGTATACACTTACAACATCCTGTGCTTTTTCTGCACTGTCTGCTCCATTAGTGTTCTCGAACATCTCACACTTAATCGTCTTAACACCATTGACATTAGGTTCTTGTCCATCAGGTAATGTGAAGTTAACCGAAGGTCCTTTCTGTACCGCTGTGCCCCATGATACGTCTATCGCATTCTTTACATACCAATCGTATGTTAACGTGTTCTCGCCGTTTTCGGGAATTGCAGTGAAAGTGAGAGTGTCCCTTTCGGTGCCCGCAGAGTCGTATCGAATAACATATCCGTTATTACCAATAACCTTAACTGCTCGCGCACCTACACCATCAGCACCTACACCACCGGCGCCGGCAGGACCCTGTTTCGCTTTCACTACAGTGTAAGTCTTATCGATTGTCACACCTTGATCAGATCGTGGAACCAATGATGCGGGTACAACCACTCGAAGGTTAGCAGTACCGATATCTGCCGAGACTGCTGAAACTGTGTACACACCGTTAGCACCTATTGCTAGTGTGGTACCCGACTGACTGTTAACTGAGTATGTTAATGCGGCATCGCCTGTAACATCTGTGATGCCCGAGAATACTTTGTATGTACCGCCAGCATCGGTCAGTGATGTAGTCAAGTTGCCTGATGAGTCAGCAGGTTCTACGTGTGCTTCGTTTGTTAAAAATGCTGTAATAGCATTAATACCAGAACCACCGTCTTGAACACCATAGATCGTTACAGTGTCGTTAGATGTGATGTTACCGCCAGCACCGATGTTTTCAACTGCGGTTACTTTAACAACCTTTGTTTGTCCTGGCGTTGGTTCAGAACCATCGGGTAGAGTAAACGTGTCTCCACTCACACCTGTTGATTGTAATACACCATCAAGATAGAATTGGTATTGCGGTGTTGTTACATTGTTCTCGGGTATCGCAGTAAAGACCAAAGACGTTTCGGGTTTTTCAGCACCATCAGAGTCATAAGGAATGACCTGACCATTGACGGGATCAAGAAATACTGCTCTCGCTTTTGCTGAGTCTTGCACACCAACGCCAGACAACAGCGAACCGTCACCGACAAACTGTGTTGCAATCACTTGGTCGGCGCCGATTACAAGATTGTTGCCAACCTCTTTAAACGTTCTGCCACCAAGATTGATTGTGCTACCGCTAAGATACAGATCTTTCCATTTCTTTGTTGGAGAACCTAAATCATATGCGGAGTCTGCTTCAGGTAAAATGTTACCCTTTATCGACAATGTTGAAGTTGTAGGAGTCCAGTTAATGCTGGCATCTGTTACCGCACTATCTTGTCCGGTTAGAGTGCCAGTCATGACAGGATAGAAAACAGCGGCCGCGTCTACACCAACTGAGTCAGTCTGAATAATGTCTGCGGTGGCAACGTTCTGATCGATGTAGTCTAGAATCGCACCACTGGTTACAATAGCAGAGTCAGATCTTGAGAGTCCAGCGGCAGTGTTTAGTATCTCAGAAACAAACCTACTGTTTGTAGCGTCTTGAAGTCCACCAAAGAATACAGTACCAGTCTCTAGCGTAAGATCGCCACCAATTACTATGTTGTTCTGGACTTCGAGACCAGAATTAACGACAACATCTGCACCAGAATCACGAAGATTAGTGGGTATACCCAGACCAGTGATTACGTCGGACAAGACTGCTTTTTTAGTGCCACCTCCTTCTGAAGTGTCGTTGATGATGATAACATCTGTCGAATCGACTCCAGTGAGTGAACCTAATTGTGATATTTTTCTATCTGCCATTTGTTATTATCCTGCCGATATGTTAATTGTACCAGAGTTATTCCATAGTGCGCCAGCAATTGTAGGGTCACTAGTAGGTAAATTTGTTAATGCAATCTTTTCAAGGGTTAATGTCTTAGTTGCTTGCGAATAGGTTAGATCGGTATGAATATCCACTCCATCGTTACCTGTTGTCTCGCTTCCCGTATGCAGATAGTATGTTCCGGCAACTAATGTTCGATCAGTGACCTCTACGTTGGTCGCACTCACTGCTGTCGTAGCAACAACGTTAGTAAGTAATGAACCATCTCCACTGAAATTCAATGCAGATAGTGTATCACTTGCCGGATCATATACAAGGTTACCATCAGTGTTGACACTATCGTTACCCGTAAGAGAGTTTTTTAGCAAGACGAAGTATGTACCCGACGATGTTGGTGTTGTATTAATACCCGAAGCACTTACATTCGTCAGACCTGAACCGTCACCGACAAATGCATTCGCCGTGATCGTTCCAGTCCCCGGATCGTATTGTAAATTACCATCAGGTGTCAATGCATCGGCCAATAAATTCGCCGTAGTGACTTTCTTGGTGATATTTAGGTCAGCATCAACCATGGCAAAAACATCATTGTCTGCCGGTGTCCCTGCTAGTTCTGTCAGTGCGGATACCTTAATACCTGCCATTGTTGTTACCCTCGATCTTTGTCTTTATTTATAGGTTCTTATAGAAGAATGATAGCATAATTAGTTTGTCGGAAATGCTTGTGTTGGTACTGTAAAAGTGTCTCCAGTATATCGTGCGACACCTTTTGTAACTCGAAAGTCTTCAATATATCCGTTCCAACGTGCACCACCGAAAGCATTAAATACATCATCAAAAAGTGTAACAATTTGATCTTGATAATTACGTGTGTCTAAAAACTCTTTACCCTTCGCTCCATTCACATATATTCTAGAAGTGTTTGATGCATCTCTCGTAACTGCAACATGATTCCAATCGCCTATCGTAAGAGGAGTGCCGACTGTTGCTGTTTGACCAGTACCTCCAGTTGTGATTTTAAGTTCATTAGTAACAACCTCCATAATCAAACCGATGCCTGAAGTGTTACCCCCAGTAACTGATGCACTTGTACTTAACAGTTTATAGTTTCCGTCTGCCCTTGGATAACACCAACATTCAACAGTATATTCTCCTGCACCGAGAGTCCCGCCTGAAGTTGTATTGGTACTAGTAATAGTATCGAACGACCCGTTCCCTTCCATGGCGAAAGATTGAAACTTGGTTATCCCATCATGCGGTTCGCTTTGAACGCCGTTATTTGCTGAAACCGGATTACCCTTTACATCACTCGCATAATCTGCCGAAATTCCATTTACTGTTCCGGTAGCATTAATTAAGTGTATTACGTCACCAAAGTTAAAGTCGAAGTCATCGTTCTTATAGAAGTGTGCCGCACCCAATGTGTTTGCTGAATCTTTCTCAAACGGAGCACCGATTGCTAAAATCGTATTCGATCCTGCTACCGCTGTACCAAATGATCCATCCAAGGTCGAAGACGATAAGTACGGATTTGGATTATAGAGTGCAGTATGTTGTACACCCGATACTGCATCAAAGAAATATGCCTTGCCATTGTTGTTATTGTATCGATATCGACCTACAACTGCCTGTGCAGAAGTCGCAGTTGTAAATCTAAGACTGTGACCACTTACAACAGATTCGCCCAATCTTATAATGGTTGCGCCCACATCACCACTCGAAGTGAACGTACCCTGTTGTGTCCCAGTCGCAAGATCCCAGCATATAACTTTGCCAGGCGTACCGTTCGTGTCATCAGGTTCAGATGCCATAAAGTATGTTTCGTTAACATCTACTACAGAACCTAGTTTACCATTTGTAAGTGGCACATCGCTCGTTTTGTCCCACACAGTAGCACCGGTATCGATAGCATAGACGCGCACTCGCCCTTCCGACGTTGCAGTGGAAGTGTATGCAGGTTCGCCTTGTACTAAGTAGTTACCCTCGTGTGCGAACCAATCGCCTATCGCACCCGTGATCGTTCGCGTTGCAGTATTACTTGACCATGGGAATACGTAACACACTCCTGCGGCATCGGTCATCGAAGCATAGTCTTTACTAAGATCTACTCTTCTGCCAAAACTTCCGCCAATTGTTGGTGTCGGAGGTAAATATTGCCACACTAACGTTGCTTCGCCCCATGCATTTATTCTATAGAGATATGCACTACCCGCACCAACTTGTCCGGAGACTTCAACACCGTCTGCGCCAATTAGAGCATAGTCACCGTAAGTCGCAATAGACTCACCGAACTGAGCGTTTACTACTGCTGGAGAGATACTATATCTGTATTGATTGTTATCGTTATAGACTCGCACAACCCCACCAGTCGGTGCGTCTTTTTCACCAACAAGTTTAAACCCTGGTAGATTTCTTGTATCGATTATTCCTACTGCACCACCAAACTCATCGTTTACAGTGGTTGTATTAAGCGCCGATGAATCTAATGAAGTGCTTATTGTCTGTTGGTCATATCGAAGCAATCGTGTTGCACCGTTAGAACCATTACCAGCAGAAAAACCACCTTGCTCATAAGCAATGGTTTCACCATCAGGTGATATAAAGACATTATTTTGACCATTATCGCCCATAGTTATATCAGCGCCTTGCATAGACGATCTGAAATAACCATTTGCCGAGTCAAGTTCGTAAAGAAGTGTTCTTGCTTTAGTATCACTCGATATAGGGTTAGTCCCAGTAACAAAAGCATGCCCTTGGTTACACCATGAAATTGGTAGACGTTCGGCACCACCTCCAGCAAGACGTGAATCTATTGCTCGTGGAGGATATATGAACTGGTGTATTACTGGAGTTCCACTTGAGTTCTTATAGACTGCAATCTCTCCGGGTGATCTCGCCTGAAAAGTAACGTTAGTCCAACTATTGTTGATATTTGTAGCGGCAACTGTCGTTCGAAAAGACTTGGCAGAAAAAATTTCAGCACATGTGTAATTGGACCCATCAATTCGTATAGTCTCTCCAACTCCAATTAACAAATCGAACCGTACATCTTCAGTCGTTGATATTGTGGTACCAGATCTGGTACCAGATGCTACTTGTGGACCTATCCAAGGAATGTCTGCCCCATTAATATTGGGGTCTGACGAAGCAAGTCTCGCAGTTAAACCAGTGCCTCGAACACCAGATTGCCCACCTTCACCTATAGAATAACCTACAGGAGAATTTTGACCACCTACTAAAATCCAATTATTGTCAGGTGATATATCTGCCCATTCTGCTCGCCACGGTGCAATGCTTCCATCAGATCGTGCGACATTAACTGAATCAGTATAGGTCCAGTTTGTACCATCGTTCTTGAGAGTGATCCAATTCTTCTCGTTGCGAGGAATTACAATTGTGTTGGATGTAAGACCAAATGCAAACGAAGACCTCTCTGTGTTATCATAAGGAAAGTCGGGATGTAAAGTAAACTGTGCACCAACACTATCCCGCTCGAACAGATATAATGATCCGTGTGCGGGGTTGGTTGCACTTGCTCGTCTGGTTCCTGCTAGTATTAGACCGTCAGGAGTCATTCGAATTACATCACCAAATACAGGATCATTGCTTGGGTCAGTAGGACCTGCGACCAATGTTTGAAAGTGCGTGAAGTCTGCCCGACTGCTATCTCGTTGCATAACCCCAATAGCACCTTGGTATCTACCAGTACCTCGTCTATGGAATATACCCGCAGACGCCATAACTGTTGCGTCTTCGTTAAACACGATACCACTACCAAAAGTATCATCGTTATTAGTAGCACCTATACCAATCAGAGCATCGGTGTTGCGGATGAGTTGACGAAATGATGTTGTTGTAGTGCCCGAATCCAGATCATATATCTCGACGCGACCACCAATATTTGTTGATGAATGTGCAAACGTAGTATTGTTTTGATCAATTGCCGCAGAGAATCCTACGTTGGTCGCACCTGATACGGTACTCTCTACATTCGAACCCGTTGCAAAATTGTTAAACCTTGCTTGCTCCCATTCGTGGACGTGTGCGATAAACAGTACGACCTTTAAGACACCACCGTCATTCCAGAACGATCCAATATCTGGAGGTTCTGTTGTAGGCAGATCTGTTATAATGAGTTTAGGTGCTGTGAGAGTTTTCGTCGCTTGATCGTAAAAGACATCGGTATGTATATCAGTGCCATCGAAACCAGATAGAGTACTGCTCATTTGTAGATAATACGTGTCTGCAATTGCCGTAGCATCCGTGATCTCTACTTGATTGACATTCAATGCTTCACTTGCTGTAACACCTGTGACATTCGAACCATCGCCACTTAGTTTTGCAGTGACAGTTCCTGTTGTAGGATTCCATGACAGTTGAGCGTCAGTCGATGCGGCAGACGTTGCTTGGTCTTGAAGCATTAGGTAATGCGTGCCTGCACTCGAATCGATGTTGACAGCACTCACTAAGTCTGTTAGAATACCAGTAATTCCCGATCCATCACCTATAAAGAATTCTGCTGTAATAGTACTAGTCGCAGGATCGTAATTTAGATTGCCATCGTTCTTCAGGACATTGCTAATCAGATTTGCTACAGTGACTTTCTTTGTGAGTGTGGTACTTACATCACTGACAAACAGGAAATCATTATCCGCTGGCGTACCAGCGAATTCAGGCAAGTCTGTAATTTTAATTCCTGTCATCTTTTATTACCCTAATGAAATCTTGAGTGTTCCAGCATCATTGTATAGTTGACCAGCATTGATAGGATCACTGGTGGGAAGATTAGGAAACACCAGAGCACTCTTGTTTAATATACCATCTAGCAAGTTCTCGACAGTAACCTTCTTTGTGAGATTACCTGATACGTCAAGAATGAGTGTCTCATCGCTATCGGCAGGTGTACCTACTAATGCTGTCAATTGTGAGAGTGTTTTCGTTGCCATCTTAGTACCTTAAATTGTTAATAGTGTGTCTAGTTCCACAGTAAGTGTTAGACCATCTTCAAATATAAACTCTGTTTCAGTAGATAGATCTGCTTCGGTGAACGTATCGGTAAGTGTTGTGAATACATCATTATCATCGAAGTCTTTGATTTCCACTTCATACTGATTAATGACACTGCGATCTTGCCCTGCGTCTTTATACAACGATATCTTCATCTCGAAGTCAAGTGTATATATGATCGTTCGTCTTGCTTCGAGTGGCGCATCATAGTCATCTTGAAATGTAACGCCTGTTAAAGTGATAGGAGAATCTTCTCGTATCGTCTCGCCCTCGATAGGTATGATCGTCACCGTATATGCCGGAGTAAAGTAAGGCATGATCTGCTCGACGATCTGTAACGCATCGTCCTGACTCTTTGCATACGCATTTAACTGAAATTGTATGACATAGGGTACAGGAACGTACAGTCTCTTTCGATCTGTACCATTGCCTAACTGACACGCATTTGTCTTAGGTAACTGTCGCGTTGCATCATAGTTCATACCCACCATCTCAAACGAGATACGAGGTAGTTTGAGTGCGATCTGACGTTCAGCATCTTCGCCATTCTGCATTGCGTCCAGACGATCCAAAAAGTCACGCTTAGGACCATAAGAAAGTGGAACTTTTACTTGACTTATGACTGCGCCTGTGCTATTCTTACGTATGACATTTATGTTATTAAACAATGTGCCAAAAGATGCAACTGCTTTTCGTACTCTAGAATTATAGAACCAACCACCAAACATTATGGATCTCCAAACGGATTAGATTCTGAGAAGTCCATGAAGTCTATCTCGCCA